GCTTCATAGTGGCCCACAATGTTTTCTTCACGAATGCCGTACATGTTGCACAGGTATTCACAAAGCTGCTGTGCCAGGGAAAATGCTTCCTGGTAATAAGCCGGGTCTTTCTGGTTATCTTCGCAGATTTCAAACTGAATATGTGTTGCGTTGTAGCTTCCTTTCTTACCGCTTCCAACACCCCAGCATCGGTAATCCCACGGCAGCGTTTGATACACTTTCACGCTGCCGTCTGCGGCTTTACCGATAAAAGCATGTACGCATTTATTTGCGCTTGCCTTGTTCCAGTGGTTGCCGTACTGGTTCACACCCAGGATGCCATCATCAGGCCCCACATATCGCTTTATATAGGGATTGTTTGCCCCGGTTGAGTGAACCACAATGCCGGACGGCTTGATTTTTCGCCCGGATATGAAGCATGGATTTTTCGTCTGGTAATACTGAATTATCTCCATGTTCGTATCAACTCCCTTTTCCGTTTCTAATAGAAGAATTTATTCATTCGGTTCTTCGCCGAAAGGTGCATCTTCAATGGCCGGATCAATAATATTCAAAGGATCACCGTCCACAATCAAAGCTTCATTCTGTTCCATCTTTTTAATTTCAGCATTCACCATTGCAATCAATTCCGAAGTGTCCAGCTTGATTTTGTGCTGTGCCAGGAAGGCTTCAACATATTCCAGCTTTTCGTCACCCTTTTTAGCGCCGAACAGCTTTTCAGCACCGTACACAGCAATGTGTACCAGGTTTTTCACCGTTTCCAGCTTTTCATTGCCGAAACGGGTTTTCAGCCACGGGATCAGAAACACCGTGATAGCGGATGCGGCCAGCGCAATGATGGCCTGAATAATGGGGGTAAGATCAATCATTTTTACTTGCTCCTTTCATGTTTGGGAATAGAAAAAAGACTGCATTTTGCAGTCTTTTTCACGGGTTTTGTAGTTGACTGTTCCTTGACTACCACATGGGAAACACCCCTTTCCAATGCATCAGTTTTCTTTGATGGCATCCAGATATTTTTTCTTGAATTCCTCAAAGTTTTCTGTTTTGTCCAGTTTGAAATAGGCTGCCCTTTCCTGCATGGTTTTCAGTTCGGCTTCATCCATGGCCGCCCTGGGCCGGGTGAGGGCCACACAGCGGCAGTTGCAATCTTCCGCAGGGTCACCAAATGCCCCGGGGTACATGGCCTTTTTCTTGCCAACGGTGAAAGGCTCGTTTATTTCCCGTATCTGCCCATCCAACAGGCGGTGGGTGTGCCTTGTTCTGCCGTCCAGGGTGGAATCCCATTGCTTCACCAAATTTGCCCCCCGGCTTTTTGCGTGCTGCCGGGCATCATCCTGGCTGGCCTGTTGTATGCGGTGGGCTTCCGTGCGCACAATGGTTTTGGCCCTTTTCAGCGGTGCACCGGTGGCAAAACTGATGTTTCGGGCAATTTCCGCATAGGGCCGGTTGGAAGAAATGCCCCTTGCCAGTTCATTGCTGATGGTTTTTATCAGGTGGTTTACATCCACGCCCAATTCCTTGTAAAGATTCTGATTGATTTTGCTTTCCGTCAATACAGCCTTTGCCACCGCATTGTTATCAATGGGCAGCAGCATGGGTATTTTTTGCCCGTGCAAGTTGTACACAGCCCCAACAAAAGCATTGGTATAGCATTCATTGGCAAAGTGTTCAATGGTCTGGTATTCATCCGCATGCAGTTTTTCCAGAATGGCCGTTATTTGCAGGGCCAGGGTCTTTTGATATTGCACACGCTGGGCACGGGAAGTGGTCATGGCATTCGTTTGCATGGCGGCGATCCGCAGCTTTATTTCATCCAGCGCATCGGCATAGAGTTCTTCCAGCTTCTTCAGCGTTTTTTTCTCCCGGTCTAACAGATACTCCGCAACCTCAATTTCACGCTTATACAACGTTATCACCAACATTTACGGCATCTTCCGGCATAACCTGTTTGAGCAGGGCGGCGGTGGCTTCCGTTTCATCCGTGGGCAGTTTGTTCTTGATTTCGTTATAATCAATTTCGTGCACCTCACAGATAAGCTGCCGCACCGTTTCTTCCGGCAAATAGGGGGCAGAATCCAGAATGCCATTGATGGCCGCTTGCCGTGCCTGGTATTTCACCAGTTCAATATCGGCATTTTCTTTTTCGTTGATGATGATTTCACGCTTGAATTCAAAATAAACATCTTCCTGCGTAAATGCCGTTTTTCTTTCTGCGTTCACTTCATCCAGCACAATGCCCACCGGCTGCCGCAAAAAATCTTTCAGGCCGATAATGATCTTGTTTGCCCTCAAATCCAACAGGGAATAGGTCATTTTTACGGCCAGGTTGGTGGTGGCGGTGGTGTCCTTCAGGCCAAAGGTGTTCAGGCCAAAGCCGAAACGGTAAATGTTCTTTTCGTCCAGCTCCATCTTTTGCTTTCTGGCTTCCACGGGAATATCCACCGTTTTAATTTCCACCGTGCCGCCATCAGCAAGGCCGATGTGCTTTTTCATTTTGATGTTGTACAGCAGTTCTTCCAGATCATCCCCTTGGAAGCCGGTCACCACATAAAGGGCCTCGTTGGTGTCCTCGATGTTGTTGGTCAGGCCGCAATTCATGATGTCGTAATCGTCAATGATGCTCTTAATGGGGTTTAATGCGCTTGTTTCTTTCTTGCCGTTTTGCAGCTTCATGAAGGGAATAAACCCGTATGCATCATAATAGGTGCTTTCGTCCCCATCCATTTGGTAGATCATATGCGGCCTGGGGTTTCGGGGCACAGTTTCATCCGGCAGGATAGCCCCATCCCCAACCTGGGCAAAATAATAGGTCTGGGCTTTATCCCACACCTGAATTTTTTTCACCTGTTTTTCCCCATGGTCGATATGGTCAATATACCAGTAAATGAGATACTCGGCTTTGTCCTCGGTGTCCTGCGCTCGCACTTCCACCACGCCCATGCTGTCAGCACATTCAAAAACGGTTTTTCCCTTCTCGTTTTTGTATGCATACATGTACTCAAAGCCTTTCACCTGGCTGCCCAGAATACAGGCCAGCAATTCGGCCCGGAAATGGTCGTTGTAATTAAAGCGTTCATCCAGAATCTTTTGCAATTCCGGGTCATCACTTTTTACAAACTCTTCCCCGTCACACAACACATACTGTGCCCCCTGATCCGCAATTTCGGTGAAAAAGGGATGGGCTATTTTTGCATTGTTGCGCACGGTATCTTCCATCAGCTTCTTTTCAGCATTGATATAGAAAATACGGGCTTTCTTTATGTCGTGATCCCCTTCATAATAGCGTACCCCGATTTTTGCAAGCCGCTTTTTCTTGCTGGCTGCATCATTATCAATGCATTTCTTGATTTCCTCCACCGTCAGCATCGGCATCACCTTCTTTCTTCAGCAAGGGTGGGTTTAACTGGCAGGAGGGGCAGACTTGCCGCCCCTCCGGGATTTCAACACCGCAACAAACACAGCGGTTGTCCATCAAATTTCCTCCCAATAGGCCGGATATTCGGCAGGGTTCCAGGTGCACACCATGCCAGCCGGGGCAATGCACTGGTATGCCTTGCCGTCAAAGGTCACTTTGTCCCCGGCATAGTACCACTTTCCTGCCTGATATTCCGGCACGGTTTCAACATCGGTGCTTTCCTGCTTTCCATTTTCCAGCGCACGCAAGCGGTTTTCGATTTCTTCCAGCTTTTTCAGCACATCCACACCACCGAAAGGGTTCGCCTTTTCACGGGCTGCATTCACCAGTTCTTCCCGGTCTGCATCGGTCAGGTTGCCACGCACATGGTGATAATCAATCTTTGCCAGCATGGCGGTCAGGTCAAAGGTTTCCTTCATGGCTTCCAGAAATACGTTTTTCATGGTGTTATCCTCCTTATTCATTCACGATAGCTGCGGCAATGGCAGCAATTTTTTTATCAATGTATAGCTTTGTATCTGCCGCATAGGTCACTTCCGTTTCCCCGGCGTTGCTCCAAATGTTGTTAACGCCTTTGAGCGTTTCAAGCTGCTGGGGCATCCCCGGTGTCAACGGTTCCCAATATTCAGGCAGTAAATCAAAAACAACAGTAACCGGGGTTCCTGCATTGTACTGTTCCCTCAAGAATGCAGTAAAGGCCGCCACATCGGAAAATGCACTTGTTTTAAATCCGATAGTTTCGCCATCGGCTCCGTAGTATAACGACACACAGCCCTCCACCCATTCAATGTAGGATTTACCTATAAAATGGCTGCATTCTACGTTTTTGCGTTTTTGATCGTATTCTGCTCCTCCCAACCTAACAACCGGATTACCTTTTTTTGTCACGTGGAAAGACAAAGCGGAGGATGAATGTATGATGTTTTCTTCCCCTGTGAATTGATACAATCGCTTGGTTTTTCCCTGTTCGCCATTTGTCCAGTTGTGATAGCCGCCGTACACCGTTTCGGGAAGGGAGGCGGTCAGGGTTTGGCCGTTGTAGGCCTCAAAGTCCATGGCCGATGCATCGCCTTGCACCAACACGACATCCGTCCATGTACATTCATCACCAGCCGATTTGGAAACCGTGGCCGATGCGCAAAATTGGATATAGCGGATGGGTTTGTCATAGGTTACAGTTTGCACCATCCGGCTACCGTCCGTAAAAGTAAACATGCCGTTTGTCGATCCGTTGATAAACACCCTGCGACGTGTATCATCCGTGTCTGCACTCTCAACGGAAGCAATCAGGGTATAAGTGCCGGGAGGAAGCGGCGTATCAAAATACACTTCTTTTGTCTTTGTAAAAGAAAGTGTACCGCCCGGCAAAAGGTTCTTCCCTGCCCCGGTCACGCTCACGCTGTCCCATCCGCTGATGGGTCGTACATTGACCGGGCTGGGGTCACCGCTGCCCTCCTGTTTAGGCTCCACATGGGTTATCAGGCTTTTCACAGGCATTTCCGCACCGTCCGTAATGTGTACCATTTCGCCGCTGGCATCCTCATAAACAACCGGGGCTTTCTGGTGCATTTCTGCCACAGCCGCACCATATTCAGGCGGCATGCTGTCTTTGATTGCCTGGGCCTGGGCTGCCGCTTCTTCGGCTTTCCCTGCCTG